TCATGGCTTCACAACGATTTCTGGGATAAAAGGATATTCCGCACGCACATCGAAGCAAGGACACATCTTTGTCCATTCTTCAGGTTCAACGATTCCATCTCCGTCAAAATCTGGCGATGTGTCACGATGCCCCAGCACCTCGACAATCTGGTACTTTCCGCAAAGCTCCTTAATCAGTTTGGACAACGCCTTTTTCTGTTCCGGCGTTCGGGTGTCGGCTGCCTTACCGTGCGCGTCCAGACCGCCCACATAGCAGATACCGATTGAATGTTTGTTGTACGACACACCTGAGAATCCCTTGCTATTACAGTGCGCCCCGTCAATAGTGAGCGAACGGCCAACTTCTACCGTACCATCCAGCCGGATAACGTAGTTGTACCCAATACACTGAAAGCCACGGGATACGTGCATCTGATTAATCTCCTTTTTACCTATGTCCAGCCCGGCACGTGTGGCTGAGCAGTGAATTATTATTGAATCTATTTTGTTCATAATAAAATTACATCTATATTTGTGGAGTTCTGCCAATGGTAGGATGGTTAATAAAAAATTTATTACAAGGAGTGCAGTGGCACTCCTATTTTATTTTAGTTCAGTTCCTTTTCTTCAGCACACTAATCCGTTTCCCGTCTTTGAAATACATTCGTGACATGTTCTTATCACGAACAAATCTTCTGTCCATCGAAAAATATCCATGCTTCCCGTCACTGAATACCGCCCTTTCGCCGGTCTTAAAGCGAACCGGCATATTAGGCAGTCCATTATTCATGGCCGCCAGTATAAGCAATCTGCGTCTTAACAAACTCATAAAGCACCTCCCATCACAGCTATATTATTAAGAATACTTACCTGATACGTCCTGTTGGCCCTGACAACACTGCTTCCTATCCATTTCACACCTTCAGGAAGATTCAGGACGGTAGGCGTAACACCACTTGAAAACTGGAACATGTACTCATTGGCGATGCCTGGAAAGCCTTTTCCAAATGTGACGTTAAGTACGGATACTTCTCCGAACACATGGAACACGTTCGGAAGAAGCTCGGCACTGACCTCGCCCGTACCAGCATTCACGCTGGATATGCAGCCATTGCCATAATATTCCCCATGGGTATAGATAGCCCGTATCTCCTTGATGTAGGAAACGGAATCAGGCAATATGTTACCGGCTTCCAGTTCTTTCTTGAAGGTGGCATATTTCAAATAATTGTTGAATCTCTTTTTCGCCATGTCATTGGGATTTATGGGGGGCTCTGATACAAAGCCCCCACATATTATTACTCGGTTTCCTCATTCCATGCAAACGCATCATCAAGATCCTGTTTAGTGGCATACTGCTTCAGAGTCTCGTTCGTTGCATAGCTGGTCAGTTCAGCCTTGGTCGCATAAGTGGAGGAAAGCCCTTCGATAGCCTCACTCAGTGCAGCTTTTGTGGCATAGGTGTTCGCCACATCTACAGCCTTGGCATATCCAGCCAAATCCTCTTCGGTAAGAAATCCTTCGAGGTCAGCTTTCTTTGCATACGCTGTCAAATCGACCGTACCACCCAAGGAATCCCAGTTGGTTTCCACACTTGCCTGATTGGCCGTTTCTCCGATGTAGACGAAGTTCGTTTCAGCCGGATATTTCTTGCCGTTCAGGGTAACTTCTGCCGTAACGTTATATACGTGGCCTTTCGATACAGAAGACACCCCTTTCAGGGCACTAAGGTCTGCCAGAGTACCCTTTGGCACATATACGGCACCAAGCGCGTTGACCTTGTTTGTCAGTGTGTCAACCAGACCTTTCAGAACTTTACCCTGCTCGGCGGAAAGTGCCTTATTAGTCCCGCCCGTTGTGAGGTCATTGATAATCTGGATGAGTGTCTGTGCACCGACGTCAAGACGAATCCATCCGCCATAATCAGCCTGGGTAATCTTTGTCATGTCCTTCAGGACATACAGAGCCGGTTTGCCGTCCCCGTTATCTCCAACAACGACCAACATGCCGTTATAAGTATTCTTTCCTGAATAGGTAGCTGCGGCAATAAGGTCTTTCTTGTTTGGAACAAGCTGACGGGCATCCAGTGGCGCCTGTCCTCCAGGCTCAAAGTTCACGGCAAAGGAAGCAACACCCGCAGGACGGTTTCCTGTTGTCGAAGCCATCGGCATGACATTGTTCATCGGCATGGCAAAGGGAACTTCACGGCTGTTTCGTGCAAGCATGGCTATCACTTCATCCGTAATTTCCTCGCCATTATATGTGTCCGGCTCGTCTACAAGTTTTTTCCCGGCATCGGAAACTGTGAAGCGAAGTTGTAATGCACCGGACATGGCACCTGTCGTTGTCAGCTTCTTGTATGCAATCTGAACACTTTGTACGGTCTTGTTTCCTGCATCAGATACGGTGTACTTGTCCGTTCCGAAGACTTCCCACTTTCCGGACACCGTATTATAGAACTCGACTTTTGATACATTCTTTTCTGAAGGGAAGTAGAATTCAAGGCGGGTTCCGGTTGCTGCTTCAGAAGCAAACTTCGCTCCAATTAATGTATCAGTCCATTTCTGCAGCGGAAGCTTTGTATCAGGAGCTGCGGCAGACGGGAAATTGGTATCTCCGGCAGAGGTAGAAGCTGAAGAACCATTACAGTAAAACGGATAGGTACCATAAAGGTAGACAGCACCTGATTTCACAGTACCTTCAGGAAGCGGATTAGGGGACACGGTCGCCTTGTTTCCTTTTGAAGTGAGCAAGGTGTCACCTGCGCCATGATGAGCCTGGTAATTGTACTGCATCGTACCGAGTGTAACTTTCGTCGGCAATGTCTTGTTGCTTGTACTGTTTCCTACATAGATGAAAGACTGGTCATCGGAGATAAGTTCTCCTGCACGGTTCTTGTTTGCCTGGCCAACAACCGTACAATTACCACGGTTAAATCCTGTCTGAATCTGTTCTGAGGTAGGTGCGCTTTCACCAACCTCCAGAATCTTGTTGGCGGTAAAAGGAGACTTGAATGATATTGTTGCACTTGGTGCCTGTACCGTCGGCTGGATTTCCTCAAAGAGAATATCCTCGAAAATCTGGCTCAGCGTCTTTGTCTTCAAGGTCTCGACCTTTGTCCCAGCCGGAAGACCTCCCAGTTTCGAAGGAGTGGCAAGGCTGTCTGGCAATGATGTCTTGAACCTGATGAGTTCCGTCAGATCATATTCGGTCTTGCCTGATGATTTGGTAACGATAAGTTTATTGCTGCCTTTGTCAAAACTGACATCTGTGACACCGCTTCCTCCATAATTCACACCGTTCATCAACAGTTCTTTGGTGTCGGTTGCAAAATAGATAGCATCCAGATGTTTTGACGCTGCATCATAACGGGCCTTTAAGCCCCTGTAGAATTTTAATTTTGTTGTTGCCATAAAAGTCTGATTTTAACTGTTTGTTTCTTCATTCCATACTGCTTCTGTTATCTCCTCCCATTCTCCATCCTTCCGGCCGTATATCTTCCCGTCTTTTGGCGCATCGGGAATGGGAATGCTTCCACCGGTTGATATGTCAATGGAAGAAGCACCAAGGTTGACGGTGGCCATTTCAAGGTTAGGGACACTTATGCTGTCCTCTTCACAAGTTGTTGCAACAAGCCTGAAAGCCTCACACATGTCAACGGCAGTCTGTCCTTCCTTACCATAGTTCTCCCACAAAGTCAGCGAATACGTACCAAGGTGTTTGTGGTCCGTTCCATGAAAAGTAAATTTCAGCTTGTTTCCCTGGTATATCTCAAAATGGAAATCGAGAAATCTGCCTAGAGGATTCTTCAGCATGAGTTTCAAGTCCCTTCCTTCCAGTGGAACAGGCTCCTTGTTCGTGAGTATCTGCCAGGTGAAGTATATATCTTTCCCTATCCTTATCTTTCTCATATCAACTAGGTCATGAAACTTATTGTCATAAGTAATATTATGATTACGGAGTAGATGATTTCCGCTATCAGGCGTCTATCTGTCTTCTTCATCCTTTGTAACTTTTTCGATAATTTCGCCAGCCGTTGTGTACTTCTTTTTAATGTAGCCCACCAGCAGGCGCTTAATGGAAACCTTGTTCTTGATTCCGTGAATTTCACATACATGTTCCATGATTGAATCAAATTCAAATACAATAGCTATCCCCAGTCCGCACATTGACGATGTCGTATAGGAACAAATACCTACAGGCTGGAGAATAGCAACACCAAAACCGAATCCCAACACTAAATACGAATTATATTCGATGAACTTGCACATCGTTCGGCGGCCTGCTCTGGAAAAGCGGAAATCCTCTCCTCGCTTGACCACGCTGTCAATGATACCAAGGACAAAATCCGCTATAATCATGGCTACAATGAAGACCAGCATCCAGCGAAGCTCAAAGACAACGCTTCTTATCTCTCCTACAAAGGAGTAAGCCCCGGCAACAAGAATCTGCGGGGCTATGACGGTTATAAGGTTCTGCATCACTCCTTATTTACCTTACCACCGAACAACCTGGACAGCCATTCACTTGTTACAACCGACACGATACCAGTAGATGCCAGGGCGACAAATAACGCATCAATCAGCACAACCCAGACACTTGCATCTGCAGGAGGAAAACCGAGATTCATCCACCAGCTGAAAAAAGTAACAAGCATACCGACAACTGCTGTCACCCACATAGTCACCCACTTGTTCATAGGATTGGATAGCTTCGAAGCGATAAATCCTACTACAGCAGGAACCACGACCGTAACAAGCCCGGTGAAGCTGGCAAATCCGGTCAGGAACTCCGGAACGGAAGGTTCTACACTAACGGAAGTCTCCGCGAAAACACTCACTACGCACATCAGCAGTGCGACCATCATGAAAACGAATCTTTTCATCTTACTAAGGTTTTAGATTAAACAAAAAATGCCCATAAGCGCATCCCAACTTAATGGAACACGCTCATGGGCGTAACTACTATTTCACACACAAAACTACTCATTTACCATCCTTTTTCAGCGAAGGTAAATGATATAAAAACGAACAAAGAATAAAAGGTTTCAAATCGACTGACACGCCTTGTCAGTAAGTTGGTAGAAGCCGGGTAGAATAAGCAAGCTAGTTACTATTTTCTACCCAATTTCTACCACTCAAATAATTTTCAATACAGCTTTCTTTATTTCAGTTGTTTTCATTCATACCCATAAGTCCTGGCGGAACTTATTGGAACGGCTACTTTAAAAAATGATGGATTAATGTCAAAATCAGGTTTCCTGAGTGCCATTGGATTAAATTTGGAAGGTGATGCCAATAACGTAAATAACGGAGTTTATAAATTTGACTCACAACAGGACAATATGCCCGTGAATTATGGCATATTAGTTGCATTTTCTTGTGACGGATGGATTCGTATGCAATTATGTGCAGGTGGAGATAATGGATTAGCATATATAAGAATGCATTATAATAGTTGGACATCATGGAAACAACTATAATATTAATTTCCGAAGAGAATACTTCAGCTCGATAGAAGAAACATTCCCAGCCTTGTATGTAATCTTATATTTGTCAGTTCCGGTTCTGGATACCTCTATCGTAACGTTGCTCGTGTAGCTATATTCAGACAGCTTAGTTACACCAGCAGCATATATAGAAGCCCATGCCAATATATACGTGGCTAAATACTCCGTATTACTAGCACTAGCACGAATTGAAAGTAAATATATACTTGCCGTGTTAGTTTCTCTTATTTCAACGGATTCCCCAACTTGAAGTATTGTTGTTACCGTGCTATTAATTCCAATAAGTTCCTCCAGGCAGATTTAGCACTGGCGGAACTTATGAATGGAAATAACTTGTTTCCATTCATGGTAAAAGATTTTTTGTATATAACAAACAGAAATAGTATTGATGAACTTAACGATGTTGTGGAGTCCGGCATGTATATGATTATTCCAGGTTCGGATACCTACGGAACTCTGTTAGTTTTTCAAGCAGGAGTTGGAGCTGCTGGAGCAACTGTCCAGCGTTACTTTCATCCTTCAGGATTAAATATTACAAGAATTAAAAATTCAAATAGCGAAAATTCTTGGGCTCAATTATAACTCAATCCACCCTCTCCATGTACCGTCCACCTTTGCTCTCCAATATCGTTTAATTGGATACATCGAGAATGCTTCCTGATACATATAGGCCGGAGAAGCAGGGTAAGTTTTAACTATGAATGTAGCATTGTTCTCTAAAATATTTCCATTGTATATATCAGTAGACAGAATATCTATATCATCTATGTTGGACACTCCAGAATTATCACCCTGGCTGAATTTAGCAGCGGGGTGAAGCCCCGATTTTTCTAATGTTGCAATCCCAATAAGTTCCGCCAGAACTGACGCAACCTGCTCTTTTGTCATTACTCCGACGGCATTTCCGGCGGCATTCACGGCCACAAAACTGGAGATGTCTTCCAAAGCTGGGAGAGCCAGTGTAGACTTCTTCAAAAGTTCCGTTTTCGACACCTTATGCGGCACGCCGTTTGTATCGTACACCTGTACCGTTTCACCATCTTCTTCCGTTGTCTGATTCTTCATACTTTCTGTATGTTTCAATAGATTGTCAGTTTCTTCACCTGTAAAGCTTAATACAAAATCTTCTTCTGCTGCCATAATTGTTTTTAATTTATAGTTATTAATGATATTACCAACATTGTATATTATAATTATCTCATTGCATCATTAAGCCCAGCAAGAAACCATGGAAGAAGCGACGCTGCATGATGTCTTACCCTGTTAACTTCATCATCTGAAAATTCGGTATCGTCATCGCTGGAAAAAATTTTCTCAGCCAATTTTAAATCAGCAATACCAACTCCTGTCACATTGAAAATGTTATCTGCAAACATTTCTCTGACATCAATCTCCACGAAATCGGATTTATCTATCTTCGTGTACTTCTTAAATTTCTTAAAATCTATTTTCATGATTAATCGACTAAAATTCCATTTTCAAAAACCAGTTTATACGTTGAAGGTATCGAACCATTCTGTATAGTCCATGATATTGTTCTCGTTGCTCCTTTTTTGTATGTATATGATCCATCGGCTTGCAATGACCATCCGGTACCGAACTCATTAGACAATATCGTATTGGTATAAAGATTTCCGTTTACATGTACTCCTCCGTCAAAATATCCGGCATAAGTATTAGAACTATGTGGCTTGCTAGTACCGTTCCTTGAAGCATAGATGCATGCTCCACCGTCATTGCTTCCAATTACTTTAACCCCAAATTTCCCGTCAGTCGCACCATTGAAATTTATGTCAATCATACCACTGTTATCATCCGTAGGAACACCAATCCGTATACTCCTGCTATCATTGCCGAAAAAATCCCTTCCCTTCCAATTCAAGGAACCGTTGTCTATAGTGAAACCTCCAATCTTAGCACCATCGGCAGATATTGTTCCGGAAAAAGTACCTTTAGCGGCTTTCAGTTCACCCGAAAATGTACCGTCCGCACCATCCAGATGTTTCACTTTTAACGAGTTTACATCTATGCACTCTGTAAGAAGAAGTGGTTTCCCATTTTTAACCGTAAACACGGCTATTCCTTTCCCTTCAGAACTTTTAATTTTAAACTTATCTGAAGAAATAACAATCTCATTTTTTTCGATGTCAATACCCGTAGCACCAAGTTTAATTGAGATATTTTTCTCTGCTACATCTACAACGCTTTCACCATTTGACAACAATATTCTTGCTGCACGTACCTCTATTTCTCCAGAAGCAAGTCTGATATAATTTGTCTTGTCCCTATTACCGATATATGTCTTTCCATAAACATTAAAGTATCCTTCTTTAGTTAGACGATCATATCCGATTGAAACTATATCTTTCCCTGAGAGGGAGTAAGAACTTATCCCCTGATAGAAGGTAAGAGAAGGCGCACCGTCTCCGTATGCAGACAACACGATTGCAGCCTGATAGTCCGGGTCGGCTATGTCTCCAAGTTGTACCATCACGTCACCCACTTTGGGTATATCGCTTCCTTCGTCACAATGATTCACGGATACATCTATCCAGTTATCACCAACATTTTCCACCAGACGCCACCAATAGTGATTGGATACGCCGTCATACGCGCCTTCCTTAATATTAAAGGACTGTGAGCGTACTAAATTCCCTGGCTTAAAACGATTTTCTATGGCTTTCTCACCATCATCTGCAAGGAAGTAACAGCGATAAACAGAACCATAAGTTCCAGGAGATGAGTAACCTCTTTTCCCGTCTGAGAACTTGACTCCTTTACCATCCTTGAAACGAATTCCTTTTTTTTCTATAAACTCGACCTTAGTAATCGTTGCTCTGGCCCCGCTGGCGTTGAACATGAAGGAAGCTCCGGCCAGCTCGGTCTCCATTATTGAAAGTAACTGGAAGATAGCTTTCTTGCGCACGTACAGTTTGTCAATCCATCCGACAGACTCGCCGCCCTTTTCTGAAGAGAATGACATACCAGCACCCATCATACCGGTCACGAAGTCAATTGATTCCAGGAAAGGAGATATGATACCGCCAAGAAGCTTAATGAGATAGTTTGTCTGGTCTTCCTTGTCCTTTCTCAATAATGTTGCAAGTGACCGTTTTGCCGAAAATACGTTACTGTCCGATGGGGCAGTAGAATCATTGGTCTTAATCACATATATGCTACTACCTCCGCCTCCAACATAAGTATGCCCTTTATACGTAATCGACTCCAGTTTCTCTTCCACATCATTAAGGCGAGAGTAGGGCATACTTTCCCCAATAGTATATACCGGAGAATCCCATGGAATGTCAAGGTTAAACTCCCATCCGAGAACACGGCTTTCACGGCCATTCTCAAAAAAGGCTTTATTGACCAGGTTTATCTTTTGCCCGAACTCGAAAAAGCGTTTCAGCTTGTCTTCATTAACCCATTCTGACCGGAGGGTAGTGTAGTATGTACCATCGTCCTTTTTTCGCTGGTCTGCTATCTTCTGTGCCTTCTCTTTCAGTTCCTGCTCCGCGTCCGGAATCATTTGTACAGAAACAAACTTTGGATCAAAACCGGAAAGGATATACTTGTCATCATTTTCAGGATATATGGTATCATCCGGCAATGGACGTCCGTAGTCTTCGCTGCGGACAATTTCCCAAAGCTGGCTTCCGTTGTTGTCCGGGTCAAAAATAACACCGAACTCCAATCCATTCATTTTGCCGGACTGAAAGATAATTGTCAGCTCTTGTCCCGGAAGTATGTAGTCCTTGGAGAAATTCAGGCCAGTATCACGATAGCGATAGTAAGTCACGGTTTCCTGACCTCCGTCTTCATTTGTAACGGTTTCCGTCCTCGTAGATACACTTGACATCGTACTTTCAAGTCGGGGATATACCTCGTCAAATACCACGATGTCTTCAATTGCTTCTTCCTGGCTCATGTCAGGATACACATCTATGTATGGCGTACCAGCGGGAAGCATAAGTCGTCTTTGCACAACTCCGTTTACTACCGTCTGCTCTTCAATGGAACGGTAGTTCTCAGGTATGTTTCTTGTAGATCCGAATGCATAAATGCGGGTGGCATAAGTGCCTTTGCTCTCACTGCGAGTCATGGCAGACGCTTCAACCCCTAACTCGATTTTGACGGCATCACCGAATTCGTTTCGCCCAAAATGAATTACGTTGTCCGTTATCCAGCAATCACAGTTCCACTTATCCTCACCCGCCATTGAGAATAAGGCATCCAGCAGGTTCATATTGTCATACGTCATTGCAACTGCCTTATTCTCTACTGTTGAATCTATTTCAAATACGAATTCTTTTCCCTTATAGGTATATCCCAAAGCTTTCAGGTTACGTAAGAACACACCAAGCTGTACATCAAGGGCTGCGGTGAGAGACCATGACGCTTCATATCCAGCATGTTCAGGAGTGTATTTGAAAATTTTGTTTTTCCACTTCCAATAGTAAGCATCCAGTTTCAGCTCATAATCATATCCACCGGTAGAAGCATTGAAAGAAGGTTTCTGCAGGTCTGTTACCTCATATACTTTTGAAAGTAAGCCGCCCAGTGAATCATCCAGAACCCCAGAAAGGTCTACATAGTCTCCAAGTTTAAAATATATCGGTTCAGGCACGGAGAATGGGAGAACGATGTAGTCCTCTTTCATCAGTGTAAACTTTCCCTTCGCCCCTTTGTTGATAGGGGTAGAGAACCTTGTTTTTCCGGATATGTCCTTAATTTCAATCATATCCCCAAAGTTCATAAATAACAAATGGAAGCCCTAAAAATCCGGACTTCCATTTGAAACAATAAAGGAAATGTTTGTTATTCGCTTCTATCCATGGGATTCGGTTCGCAAAACTTACTTGAAACCTTACCGAAACACCTGTCAATACTCAACCCGTAAGAAATGCTCTTACCCAGGTAAACCAGCTTGTAGACTTCGTTTCCAAGAGTTGGGATTTTGATGTTTACGGTTCCTTTCTCCAGTTCTGACTGAAAAGATTTCTTCTTTGTCCGATAGTCGCCTTCTGAGTTTCCTTCTATGGTGAACTGGAGAGTGATTTCACGCGATGCTACTTTTGCATTTTCGGTTATTATTCGCTTCCCGTGCTCCAGACGGCTCTCATCTTCGATGTAGTCTTTCATCTGGTTGAATCCGTCGATAGCATCGAGAAAACCGTCACCCATGCGGACACCCCATGTGCTCCAGGCATCCTTCCCGTTAATAAATAAATCTCCTGTCATAATCTTGCTGTATTACGTTTCACTTCGGCAATGTCGGCCTGCATCTGTTTGATAGGTTTGACAATTTCGCCTGTGTTCTCTCTGATTTGCTGTAACTCCAGATAGGAATTGGCCAGGATGGTACGTGTCTCGTCGGCAATGTTGTACAGACCGGTTACTTGTGATGTCAGGGAGCCGATGGAACCTCGCAGTTCGGTAATAGCTACCGTTTGCTGCTGTTCTGCCGTCTCAATACGAAGATTGGACTCATACACGACTGTAAACCGCCCACTCAGTTCCCCGGCATCCTCGTGCGTCATTTCTGTACCGAATCCGCGGCTGGAGGCCGACTGCTGGGAGCTGCTGCCAGCCTTGTCGTATCCGGTAGCTGCGGCAAGTTCATCCCGTAGTTTCAATGCTTCATTCACGTACCCCATATATTCGTTTTGGAGTGAATTACGTTCACTCTCACTCAGGTTTCCGTCCTTCATACTTTCACCGAATCTGTTCCACCAGTCTTCCAGCTTCTGGCTGTACATGTTACCGATTTTATCTGAAAGCATGGCACGCATAAAGTATTCGGATAGGTTATCCGCAAAATCTTCCGCCGAGGCATCCATATCCATGAGAGTATCTATGAAACTGTCATACATGGAATCAAAACTTATTCCGGTAAGCTGTTCGAAAAGGCCCTCTTTCAGTTCTTCGAGGTTTCCGGCCAGATCTGCATATTCACCTAGCGCATCAACGACACTATTTCCATAGCCTCCTTTCCCTGAATCAGCCATTTTCTGCCACAAGTCTACATTCTGACGTAATAAGTCCATCTGCTCCGGAGACATCTGCCACAAGGAATCTGTACCTGTGAACTCTGCCATGACATTTTCCCGAATCCATTGTATGTCACTTTCCGACCAGCCCATGTAATAGGCCCAGCTATGATGTTTACTGTGATAGCCAGCATTGGCCTGCGCTTTTGAAAGGACATTCTTGTTGTATTCCTCCTGATACTTGATGGCTTTATTGTACTCTGCTACGGATTTCTCGCTTCCCTTGCTGGACTTCATTTCTTCTGTAAGGGATTCGATGGCAGACTGCAACTTTTCGTTTCTGTCCGTGAGTCTGTTGATGGTATCCTGCACCTCTTTTTCGTTTCCTCCAATACCGAAGAGTTTGCTGAATCCGCCGAAAGTCAGGGTATCCCATATTCCACCTACAGACTTAAAGACACTACTGAATATGTTACCTACGAAACCATCCAACCCCTGTGTCCCGATGGCATCTAAAAGAGAAAATGCAGCTCCAATTATACCTCCAAGTTTCTCGCTCTCTTCTGCAAATATGTCTACTATATTTCCGGCCAAATCACCGACCTGAGAGAGTGAAATTTCAGAATTTGAACCAAGCTGGGTAATGACGTTCGACAATGTGACAAGGTTGCTTGTCGTTTTATCTGTTGACTTTTGTACATTGACCTGAGCGTTCTGCTGTCTTTTCTGGGCATCATTCAGTTTCTTCGTGGCCGCTTCCTTCTGTTCATCTGTTCCGCTTCTCATGGCTTCGTTGTATTCCTCCTGAGCTTGTGACAGTTCTTCCTGTGCCTTGGCCAATTCGCTTAACTGTTCGGGTAGGTCGGCCAGCAATCCTCCTTTGTCGATAAGGGTTGACTGGATGTTGCTTAAAGCCTCGTCAATGACCTTCTTCTGGTCAACAGCCATATTCTTGTATTCTTCGGAGTTCTTGAAGTCCCTAAGCTGCTGCTTTACCTTGTTCAGGGACTTTTTGGATACCTTGTCCAAGTCACCGAAGATAAGTTCCCAGTTGATTCCCTGTTTCAGCTTCTCAAGATCAAGGGAGGAGAGTGCCTTATCCATTTCTTTTTGGAGTATGTCCTTGTCTCCCTGAGTAGTGGCCTCTGAGATTTTACGGGTGTACTCGGCTATGATTGCATCACGTTTCTGCATAAATGTACCATAGCTTTTCAGGTAACGTTCGTTGGCCTCGATTGCAGCTTGATTTTCAGTTTCTGTAATTTCGGCCAGACCTTTTTCACGCGACGTCATGGCATTAGACGCACGACTTCCTAATACTTCCCGCTGTTCAGACGTAAGCTTTCCTCCTTGCGCATCTTCCCATTTTTTGCGCTGTTTCCTAATTTCATCGATTTCTCGCTGGTAATCCAGCTCAATCTGTCTGCGCTTCTTTTCAGAACCTTCTTCCATCAGGTTGATTTCTTCCTGCTGATTGGTCCTGCGAAGCTGAAGGAGTTCTTCTGCAACCTGTTGCTGCTCTTTCTTTTGTCGCTCGGCATCTTTCTTCGCATCATTCTCTTGTTTGGCCAGAGTGTCTCCTGTTATACCACCGAGCGATTTATATGATTTTTCTGCCGCTTCCAACTCTTCTACAGCTTTCTTATAGGCTGACTCAGTACCTTTTTTAGCATCCTCTACAGCCTTTAATTTTGCTTCGTAAACAGCTTTTGCTTCTTTATATGCTTGCTGATACGACTTTTCCGATGCTTCCCTTTGCGATTCCAGGCCAAATATGGTGCCGTCAATCCCTTTTAGCGCTGCTTGCGCATTATTGAACCGTATTTGAACGTCAATAGGAATTGTTGCAAAAGGAAAATTCTTAATTTTTTCTTGCTCTTCCTGCAATATTTGTCTTGCTATATTGTATTCGCGTATAATCTGCTCACGATTACTTCTTGCTTCCATTAGCTTGACTTCTACAGGTTTCGAGTTTTCCTCTGTTTCCTTTTTCAGTCGATTATATTCGCTCAGGGCTGATTCCCACTTGTTAAGATTTGCTTTTGCTGATTCTATTTGTGAAGCAATTAATGGGGCACCTTGCCCGGCATTTTTTAAAGAAGCATTTAATGATTTTATTTTCTCCTCCCATTGTTGTATATTCTTTAGTATGTTTTCATAACTGTTCTTGTCTCGTTCCTTATTCAGTTCTTTATTTGCTTCTGCAAGATTGAGTACAGCCAGTTGTTCACGGGTATAAGCAGAAGAAAGTGCAGGAGAATACCTTTGCAGTTCCTCATAGGCCTTTATCTTTGAAAACTCTGTTTCTGTCTCATCTTGGATAACGCGTATCAGCTCTTCTATCTTTTTCTTGCGTTCCTCTTCCTGATTCGCAAAATTCTTTTGTTCTTCATTGAATTTTTGCTGTGCCTTTTCCGATGCGGTTGTGCTGTCATGAAAGGCCCACATAGTAGCAACAAGCCCGGCAAGAACCGTAGCTACCAGTACATACGGGTTAGCTTTCATAACCGTATTCAAAGCCTTTTGGGCTATCGTTTGAGCTTTAGTAACCAGTATTGCAAGTTCCATTCTGGCCGTTAATGTATCCTGAGCTATTCGCACTACAATAAGAGCGGTTTTATATGTCCCGTATGTAGCAATCAGTCCTATCAAAATCTTACCAACAGTTTCATAGTTCTCAATAAGACCTTTCAATCCTGAAATACCTGCAGAAGCAATTCCCTGAGTATCTTTTCCAATCTCATTCAACATTGTATCCCAAGCATCTCCAAGGTTACTCAACTGACCTGTAAGAGACTTAGACTGTTCTTGCATCAGGTTATAATAGATTCCTGATTCACTAGTCATATTTTTGAAGGCCTGTTCTACTTCTTTAAATCCTACCTTGCCTTCCTTTACTAAACCGGAAACTTCATCTTTTGTCACACCAAGCACTTTTGCCAGTTCCTCGTAGATGGGAATACCACGTCCTGCAAACTGACGAATATCGACAGCATAGGCCCTTCCTTGCGTCCTTAATGTGCCATAGAGATAGGCTATTTCACTAAGCTGGGAGCCAACACCGGCGGCTACATTCCCCAACATTACAAGCTCATCACCCACATTCTCGGCTGACGAGCCATAAGCAATCATTTGCTTGGCAGATGATGCCACCCCTTGAAGGTCAAAGGGCGTCTTTGCGGCAATATCCACCAGTTCCGACATCAGTTTATCTGCTTTTTCCTTACTTTTCAGCATGGTTGAAAAAGCAATTTCAAGCTGCTGGAATTGTCCTCGTACATTGACAAGTTCTGTGGCAAAGTTTTTCAAGGCAGTTACTCCACCTATTACACCAAGTACTTTGGTTAAGGAAACGGACATCTTTTCATTTGCTTCGACCGTTTCGCCGGCTTCTTCCTTAAAAGCTGCATATTCATCCTTCAGTCTCTTTACTGAAAGACGGGCTTCTGCCTGCTGTTGAGTAAGTCCAAACAAAATATCTTTCTGCTCCCTTAACTTATCGGTTTGAGCTTTTATCTGCTCCGACATACCGCTGGTATTACCACCCGACTTTACAGTTTCTCGGTATTTCTCTTTCAATAAAGTAAGCTCATTTTGTAATTGCCTAATGACACCCCTTTGTGAAGTAATATTTGCAGAGAGGTTGTTTACTGTTTGTGAAGCGCTGTAAATTCCATTTTTGAAATCACGCTCCATTGTAGCTCCAACTTTAGCCGCCTCGGTTACCAGCCCCATCATTTGTTGGCGAGCAGATGCCAATTGGGTTTCCAAAGCCCTTGCCGCTGCCGGAGATTTGTTCACGTCCATCTTTTTGAGTTGGGCTTCCAGCTTTTCACATTCTTGTCTTAGCTTTACGACCTGTTCCCAGTCACTTGATACACGGAATACGAGTGTTGCCATAAATAAAAATCTAAATATTAATGCTTAAAATTATGATATAAGCAAATAGTATTCAGACTTTTTGAAATCAAAAACGAAACAACTTGGCAATTGTCGTGTAATTTAACTTCTATTTTTGAATAATTAGACTCCATCTCGGAATAGAACAAAAAAGGCGCACCATTATGATGCGCCCGATTGTCAATTTGTTCTTTAATTTATATCAGAGCCTCACGGCTGGAATATCAAAACTTGACATTTGCCATTCTTTTAAGTATCTCATTGTATTTTGATTGTATGATAGCTCTTTGCTTTTCTGATGCTGTAATTATCTTTCCTTTATACTTTCGCATTACAGATTCATTTATACCTATTTCCTTTGCAAACTTACTTGCATTAATAAAAGGGAACGCTTCAAAAAATCCACTTAAGTCATACACATACTCCACAGAATAGCCAGCTTTATACCAACTTGGAAATTCACCATGTTTTTCTTTGTAATATTCTGCCTGTTCCTCTAAAACAGAAACAAAGTCCTCTTTCGCTTCTTGTTCTGTAAGCCCAAAGCCATACGCACCGTTTACATCTTCAGAATAGATAGAAATTCCTCCATCATCTGCTTTTTCAATAATAGCCTGAATCTTCTTCATAATCGTGTATTTTAAGTTTTGTCAATTAAATGCACCCACCGAAGTGGGTGCTGTTCTTTTACTTCTTTAACCCCGCCTTTTTCATCATGCTGTCAAGAGTACCTTTAGGTATCTCTTTGGCTGGATGTCTGCCTACAGGGATAAAGTAGTCAAAGTCGGGATGAACATACTTGTGATGTTTCTTTCCCTTTTCGATTGTCCAGCCTGCTGACTCAATCAATTTGTAAAACTCTGAAAACTTCATAAATCAAAGAACTTTTAATTGACAATGCAAAGGTAACATTTTCGTTACTATTAAGCAAGCTTTGTAACGTAAAAAAGTAACGTTTCTGTTGCTTTTTAACATTCTAATAGAGCCATATCTATTTCTTGTTTCTTCTTCTGCGTGAAGCCATATCCTTGCCTTTCACCTTCGTGACTTTTGTCCCGGTTACAGTATGAAGCTTGTCACGCTGCATTAATACTAAATTCCTGTATGGTATCTCATAGACCACTTCCCGGTATGACAGATGCAGATTTTCCATGAACGATGCAATCTGTCCCAAGAGAGTATCATTTCCTACGACCTCGGTTTCGCTGCCAGCAGACTTACGTTCCTCGCCAAGCTGACAGCTTTGAGAAAAACCTTTGAGTCAATCATAGAGAGTGCTTCATCTAAAGCATTTACGTTTTCTTCGTATGTTCCTTTGGCTAACTCTTCACTCAAGTTTTCGTCACCAGCTATCAGCCAGGAGAGAGCCTTGCTGTAAGCCTCGCTTTCTCCAAGGGAGAGAAGCACTTCTTTCAAATTGTCTGCTTCTTGTACGCCTGACAAATGGGAGATTGCCCCGGCCAGCTTGTGGATAGTAGGAGGGTAGACCGTGTAGGCTTTCCCAGCGACAAACACCGTTCTGAAATCACTTCCGATAATGGATTCAGTTACTATTTTTGCTCCTTGATTCATTCTGATAAAAGATAAAAATTAAGGGGTGAAGCCATAAAGCCCACCCCTGTTATGGAATTCAATCTCTACCTATTGGATAGGCATTAAGCACCTGCTTTTACTTCAGATGAGTCAAACCAGTATTCCGGTGCAACTTCTGCATTTTGTGGTTCCAGTTCCACCGCACTTACAGGAATACCGACAGCCTTGTCTGTTGTGGCTTCACGTGCACCGATGTCAGCACGGGGAATCACACAATACTGGTCATCGTCAGTCAAAGCGACAAGTAACTTCTCAATGTTTACCTTGCCTCTTGCTCGTTTCCAACCCTTATCAGTGTTAATTACATCACCACCCATGAGGTCTTTCTTGGTCGGATAGTCGTACTCACCAATGGTGAAGTTCACGGTTACATCGCCCATTTCCTTATCACTACGATAAGTCTGACCGGTAAGCTGGTTCTTGTAGTTAGTGCGGCTTGCTTCCGCTTCTTCAAGTGTCCATGTATCCTGATGGATATTCTTCACCTCTTTTAAGGTTTCACCTTGTAAAAGAGTATATAAAGCCTGCCCAGTCAAATCTGCTGTGATAGCATTTGTCTCGCCATACCAAAGTTTCTTGATATTCACAGCTGTGATTTTCTTTGATTCTGCCATATTATTTCACATTTAAAACTTCAAACAAAATTCTTACATTCACATAGTGACACTTTAAGGATGTGTCTTCCTCAATTCCGATTGACTCGATGGAATAATGATAGGTTGTTCCGTCATAGCGTCCGGTCACTCCGTCAAACAATTCTTGCGCCTGTTTCTCCAGCTCGTTCAGACGTATTGTGTTAGCTTCACCTTCTTTCAAGTCAGGAACGCAAAGGTTCACTTCTACGAAAGACTTCTTCCAGTACGTCTCCGGTTGCTGCTTCTTAGAGTGAATGACAATCCTTTCGGACTTCATCGGCCCCGTCAGCTTCTTACCGTGTGGAACGATGTCAATTTCAAAAGGCTGGCAATCACGATAGAGTATGTTCGCTATGTCGGTGGTAACTATCATTTTATTTCCTCCTTTAATCGTTTCTCAGCATATAATGCCCCTCCACTTCTCACTCTGAAACCCTTGCTTTCCACATTGGACGCATAATGATACCCTTGGGGGCTTGCTGCATCATTGTACAATGTCAGACTACAATCGTCCTCAACATTGTGTTTATTTGACCTACGGAGTGTTTTTGTCCTGTCCTGATAAGAGCCATCCTTCACATCGTATTCATCAGCCTCATTGCCAACTTTATCTACGATGTCACGAATTTCACTTATTCCTTGCTCGAAAAAGCTATCCACGTCCGAAAAATCAAACTTTACAGCCATATCTCTGAGTAACCAAAATAATTCGTATTCTTCACCATGTAAACCTTGCCAGTTCCACGGATATTCTCACCATCCATACATCTGACCTCATCACCAGCCTTCAGTGAGGTTTTCTTTTCACAGACTACGTGATAATTCGGTCGGAACACCTCACCGTTCTCCGAAGTAAACTCCTTGGTCGAGTTATCATCACAACGGCATTTACACACGTCCTGCCAGCTTTCACCACCGGTTCCGGGGATAGGTCGGCCAAACTCGTCTGTTTCCATCGGAGTAAAGACCTTAACCTGTAATGTATGTGGAGCAAATATCATAGGAATCTGACTTTAGGTTTATCGCTTAACGTATCTTCAAGACCATACTTCTTGCACAAGAAAGAATAGTATTCCTTTACGCCTTTTGTATCCCATGACATAGAGAAACCGTTCTCACTGATGGAAGTGGCACGGAGTAATAGAGAGGGGATGAACTTCGCCATAGCCACTGAAACAAGTCCGATGTTTGACGGGCCCATCTCATCCTCTCCGCTTACTTCTGAAGAAAAACTTATCTCCAAAAGGTCAGCCTCCGACAAGTTGATGCCGAAGGTCTGAAACTTCTGTGATATGTAGTCATTTACTGTCATGCGTTCATGGTTGACAAATCAAAGTTCACAATCAGATTCGGGTTCGTAATCTGAGGAATCCACTCTGCAGTGTATTCCAAATAACGACCGTTCTTGTCCTTGTAACCGGAAATAAGCATATCACCGTCTGCCTGGGTGTAGTTACGTCCCGGTACGCCGTCCACTGCTTCGTACGGAGTGTGGAAACGCATATAACCGACCTTATCCTGCGGAAGCAAGGTGATACGGTCGTCGGCGTAAATCTGCACGTTCTTCCCGGTCTGGTCTTTCACGTAATCTTCCTTGATTTCAATGGCCGGAAGCCCGATGCCAGTGAATACTTGGGAAGCCAGTTGAGATGTAATCAAACCAGTTGAAAGATACATCTCATTTCCTGTAAGCTGCATCTTGAACTTGTCACCAAACTCAGCCGACCCGATGATATTCTTCACGAAAGTTCCTCGTGACATAATCATCTTCTGGAAATTACCGTAGTCCGCTTTCAGTGCATTAATCTGCTGCTGCAAATAGGTGATGAAGTTCGTCTTCGCACCAGTATCAGGCTTGATGAACTTGAACGGCAATTCAATGTTGAGAAGGTCAACGCCTCCGGCATTGTCGTCCTTGTTCTTAACAGCTGCTTCTCCGGTCATCAGAAGTGAACCTACGATAATATCCATGCGCTTGTGAGCTGCCAAAAGTACCTGGCGGTAATCGTCATAGATGAAATTCACGATTTCCTGCATGGCTGCTACCTGGTCGGCAGGTTTAGCTGCATTGAACTTGTCAATCAAGTCCTGAAGCTCAGACAAGCGGTCAATGGAAATCTGGTAAGCATCGCCAAGATAAGCGATTTCACCATATCCTGAGCCGATATTCCGGCGTTCACGGATAGGCTTCTCACCATAACGAGAGTTGATAGAACCGGCCATCACGCCCGTAACTTGTCCGATGTAGTCCTTGAACACACGAGTAGTCGTTCTACGGAAATCGAGGTACTGCTGCCAGTAGATTGTATCCTTACGAGTCTGAAGGACACGCTGAATAACGGCGTTAACGATGTTGGGGTCGTTAAACAGAGTATGAATAGTTAGCATCATATATTAGTCCTCCTTTCTTTATTTGCTTGCAATTATACCTGCTGCTCTCAACGATGCTAGAAGAGCATTAATTTTATCTTTCTCATCACCACCTGCTGCATCATCAACTTTTGCACCCTGCTTTACCAATCCCAAGGTACTTGAGTTAGCTGCCTGATAGGTAGTGTTATTGTCCGTCCAAGGTACTTCTACATACGCCTTTCCACCTTCCAATGCTACTGGATATTTCTTTCCGCTTTGAGAGAATCCCAACTGAATACCTCCCATCACAGAATCAGAAGCTTCTGGCAGTTCATACGAAACACCAGCCGGGGATTGCACGCCTGCAGCGTTGAACTGGAAATGCGGCATGTTAGCCTTATCAATGTCAGAGAAAGGCATAGCCAATTTGGTAGGCTCAATTTCAAATGCTCGCATCAAAAGAGCAACTAATACAACGCCTTCTTCTACTTGTACTCTTCCGTACAAAGCTGAGTTAGCAACTACCTTTGGAGTAGTACCGCTTACAGCTGTAGCTTCATAGAGTACAGTACCAACTTCCACTGTTTCGCCAAAGTCGGCAGCCAGTGTCAACTTATCGAAAGCTTTGTCTGATTTGTCAATACTGTTGATGGTAGCTCCATGAGAACCATTACCCAGATGCATACCCACATAAGCCAAAGAGTTTTTCTTGATCTTCAAAGTGGTATTGGAACCGGTGGTAAACTTTTCATAGACTTCTACACGGATGGCCACCTGAGCGGTTTTCTTTACTAAGTCGGCGGCAATGGGAGTGAAGGATGGAAGAAATGAACCAGCAACAAGGTTGGTCGTATCCAGCTTGTAAGGCCCTCTGCGTCTTACTCCGGTAGAAACATCATAGCGTTCCTCGATGGACGGTTCAGGCTCAATGTTGTACTTAAATCCTGCTGACATAAATTACTTGTTTTGTTGTTCGACAATAGATTTTGTGTCCGCCTCAATCATTTTGGCGAACTCACTCGCTTCCTTCTCCTGCTTCTGTTCGGCAGTTTCAGGAGCTTTGGAGAACTGAAAACCGCTGTTAGACATATCCTGCTTCATGTCCTTGAAATAGGTATCCAAGTCCGTATTCTCAGGAATGTTGCGGTCTTTCAACATAAATTCGGGAATACCGTACTTCTTCGCCACTGCTGAAATCTGAGAATTGCGCTGCGCCTGCGCTTCATTTTCCTCCATTTTGGCCAGCTTGTCGGCAAACGGCTTGATACCGGCGGCGATACCATCGGCGATCATCTTTGCGATGTCTGTCTCCTGCGGCTTTGGAGGGTCGTTTGGTTTCGGTGGTTCTGGTTTCGGATTCTCGATAGGTTTACCGTCTTTCAGTCCATGCTTCTTCTCGTAGTTTGAAACAGCGGAAGTCTGCGCCTGTCCTGCACGGAAATCACCATAGTTTTGCATCACGTCCTGAAATGAGATACCCTCAACGATGGAGGTCACCTTCGTTTCGTCCGTTACACCCTCTGCCTTCTTTGTGGCGATACGGGTGAGTGTGGCAGTGTCCACCCCAGCGAATTTCTGTTGCAGTCCTGCCAAGATTTGTTCAAAGATTGTCATACCGTATGAGTTTGATTAATAATTTCATACGGTAAATTTACTTATAGAGAAAGGGAAGGGGAAATTTTAAGGCTAACGATACGAAACAATTAGGGGAATGTTCGTTTTTAGACAAAAAGAAAGCGTGACTACTAGGGTAATCACGCTGGAACATCATTCAATTATACTTTTAAAATTTCAATATAGCTGCTTCTATTTCTTTTTTGTCAGAATCTTTTACGTTCCTCAAAGCATTCAGGAAAGGTAAAATTAAAGAGTCATCAACCATGAACCAGACTGGATTTTTAAATAATTTTGGGTATCCGGGATCATCTCCATAGCCATTCCATCTCATTGCCATTCTTCTTTCCCCATTTTCCCAAATACCTATCGCTATAGAAAAATCATCATTTTCAAATACAACATTCTCAACCTTAAAATTACTTGGATTTACATCTTTTGCTTTCATTGTACTATCCTCCATTATATTTAATTAATAATCACAACAAATTTATAGCTGCCAGTTCCTCTGTCAGCGCGTTAATACCTTTCTGAATCTTCTCCAACTGCTGTTTACGGGGTTTGTGTACTCCAGCCGCATAATGCCACAACTGACGCTCATTAATTCCAGTTATCCGGCTCAAAGCAGCTTTAGTAAAGATACTGCTGTAATAGTTGATGAAAGTGGCAGCATCTATCTTGAACTTCAATGTGAACTCTCCCTGCAAAATTTCCACTGGAGCGATGTTCATCTCCTTGCATGACTCCAGGTAAAGTTCAACAGCTTCCTTCATGTTCTTCTCGATTTCCTTTACGTCGTTACCGACAGTAATCACCGGAGCACCTTCAATATAGGCACTAAGATTATTACCAGCATGTTCTACAATCACTTCTACGGTTTTCATACTGACCTCCTTTTTATCGTTAAACAAAAGAGGCGGGGGCTATTTTAGCCCCGCTTGCCTCAGAATGTTGTAATAAGTGCCTTTCTCAACGCCTTTCTTGCCGTGGTCGGGGACAATCACTACATGGCTACCATCAGTGTAAACCATGTGACTGCCTTTCTGCCTCACGAACCAAAAGCCATTTTCAGTAAGCAGCGTTACAACGTCTTTAACTGATTTGTAGCTCATAGCGTTTAAGACTTAATTACGATGCAAATATAGTAAAATAACGAATAATCACAAAGAAGTATTCATGTTTTTACTATGATAAAGAAAATAGCGATACCTCGAAAGATACCGCTACTCAAATAGTCAATATTTTAGATTTATATCATTCTGTTTTGTATTATCCCCGTAAATATTCTGACTGGGTTGTTCTATTCTTCAGATTTACTGCTGGAACTTTTAAGAGAGGAAAGCTGTTTCTGCTTCTCGATGTCGTTCTTCTGTTTCTCAGCCTGCTCTTCCTTGATGGCTTCAATCTCATCCAGAACTGCATCCACGTTCCCCACAAAGGTAATGGCCCGCTGTTGAGACCAGATTTCACCGTCCTTGGCCTTGATAGCTGTGTCTATCTTGTCTTTGATGTCCTCCAGCTTATACGGCTGCATCTGCACATCCACATCGATGGTTTCGGAGGCTTCTTCAAGGGTGGAATTCACGGAACCCAACGCGGAGACAAGGAAATTTACACGTCGTTGCATGAACTCGCCGACGATCTCGTTCAGATTTTCTACGTTAAGGTGGGTGGACATGAACACATAATCGAAGGTAACACCGGATACGGCGTTTCCTGTACCCTTCAGGGAGTCGAAAGAGATTCTGGGTGTATTGGTCAGCCCGTAAATCTGACTTAACAGCGTCTCCACCTCGAACTTGACAGTATCGGGCACTTGAGACCAGGTAAGATACTGGGCATTTGCTCCCTGGCCGGTCAGCTCGACAACACGGTTCTTGAACTCACCTGAGAAATTCTCCACGTTACCAAAAAGCATGAGGATAGGGAAGAAGTGGTAGTCGATACAGTCTGCATAGTTTGAGAGAAGCTTCTCCAGTCTTACACGGAGACTCTTTATCTTCTCACAGTACGCTTCCGGACGGTACATATAAATCACCGGCATCTTCTTGAATCCATGAGCAAATGAGCCTTTGTCAGTCCAGTTGCTTGTCAGTTCCCACTGGTAAACCATATCCTTGGTAATGGTCATGAAACAGGTAATCTCTACATCGTTCAGGTCTTTTTTCTTATATTCACGGGATAGGGCTACTAAATCCCCCTGGTCATTGAAGAAAGGGTAGAGTTTGTCGCCACGGAACGGAGACCAGATGGCACTCTTCAGACGGTATTCAGGTTTTGATTTGCCGAAGATTCCTGAAATCTTTCGTTTGAGCTTTGCCCAGAAGCCGTCATCCTTCACCACATACCAGTATTCGGCCACTTCCTGCTCGGCCAGCCATGCCCGGACTACTTTCTTGTTCTGGTATTTCAACTTGTTTTTCTTGAACACCTGCTTCAATGTGGAAAGAAGGCTTTCTTCCGACTGGTCCGGCTGGCAATCAAGGACCGGTTCTGTTCCCACGGTGAAGGCAGTCTGAATGTTCACGATGTCCTGCTCGATAGGAAGAGCAATCCTGTTCGGGTCAACTTCTTTCCTTACCGCCGGCTCAACATATTCTTTCCCGGTTGTAGGGTCTGTAATCCGTTTCTCAGGCTGGGTCGTAATTTTGATTTTCGGGTATTTCTCTTCATCTATCACTATCTCGTGCTTGTTCGGATTCCAGTCGTTGTAAAGAGCGTGAGCGTTTGGTTGCTCGGTCTTTCGTCCTTTTTTCAGATAGTAGATTTTTCTCTCTACTTCCGGCATAGCTAAAATTTCTTCTATAGTCATATCTCAAAGTTTAATGTCCAAATATTCCTGAAACGTCTTTGGGTTTCATAATTCTACCGAGAAGTTCTCCCAGCACATAGTAGCGTGCAGCATCTATGCCATGATTATCATGGTCTTCAGGTTCGTTGATGTAGTTTCCATCCTTATCCTTTGCCCATACATAGTTTCTGAACTCCCGTTGAAGGTTATAAGAACGCTTGGTGATGAATATTTCCATTCCCTGCATCTTGTCAATACCGGCATTGACAGAACCTTGTCCTTTCTCTACCGCGTATATTTTAATCCCTCCGTTATGAATCTCCTGAATGAGTCGCGGGTCCGCACTGTCGGCAATCACTCTCAAATTCCACGGGCGTAGCGTCTTTATAATATCCCCAGAAAGTAATCCAGTTCTATAATCCACTTCATCCAGATAAAGCGCATTGTCTACGATGCCACATCGAATAGAAGCCGATGGGTCATTGGTATAACCAAAGTCCTGTCCAATAGCCACCTTCTTGCACCACATGGGGAACTCATCCACGATGCCCCATTTCTTGAACACGGCACCTTCGGCCACGTCCGCCCATCGACCGATAACCACATGAGCGTACTTCTCCGGATTCTTCTCTTTCATTTCCTTGACTTCTCTCAGGAACTCAGGAGAAAGGTTCTCTATATTGTCGCAGTAAGTCGTATGGATATGAAGTACATTCGGATGGGTGGAAATCTGTACCTGGACGCCGTCAATCTCCACCAGCCGATGAGTATTCTCGATGTATTTCTTGTAGATGAAGTGATTGGAGTCACAGGGATTCATGATAATGATAATCCGGTTCTGAATTCCCTTCTTACGGATGGAGAGCATAATCTTGTCAAACTCGTCCTCACTGGTCCATTCCTCTGCTTCATCACATACAAAGGTGGTGATACCCTGAATAGATTTTAGTTTAGCGGTCTGATTTCCGGAAGAAGTCTTGATACCACGGAACATGATACGACTGCCGGTCATCCGGTTTACAATATCGGTTTTGGTGGTCTTGAAATACTTCGTTGTTCCATCCAAATCTATCTTTTCCATCATCTCTGGAATGATAGACATCCCGGCAGATACCATCGTGTAACGGGTATAAAGAATCTGGTGGACTATCTTCTCTGTGGGAGTCATTTCGAATGTCAGACGCTCAATGAAGGTAGAAGCGTTGAAAGACTTCCCCGATCCACGGCCACCGGTAATGAGAATGATAAACTTCTCGCTATCGGTATATAGCGGATGATATATCGCTTGGGGTACAATCATTTCAGTTTGTCTTTAATCCATGAGTCAATAGAAATTCCGTGGTCAATATCCTTTGGTATATCTGCGTCTTCGTCTTCTCGGTCTCCAAAATCTTCTTTTCTTCCTAATGTGGAAAGTAAATAGCGAATCATATACCCATCTGGACGTTCACGCCATCCGATAAAGTTCCCATTTTCATCTTTCTCAGGGATACCAAGCGCAAGTACACGTGCAGATACAAGGCATTCATCTACCAGAGAACCTCTTTCGTCGGTGATAGCATCTTTGAACTGGCAGTCTGTTCTGGCCCAATCATACACGGTTTTTCGGGTTACATTGAATACAGCAGCAACTTTAGAGAGATTTCCACCTGTTTTATGAAGGACCTCTCTGAATTTCGATATGTCTGGCTTCTTTCCCATGCGCGCGTATCTGTTTATTTTGATTACTCAATCAATTTCAAAACCTCTTCTCCTTTGGCAAATTTTTCATCCGTACTGATACCCAACAAATCACAAAAATCTGATTTTGTCTCAAAAGAAGAAAATGAAAGTATTATATAAGCATCTTCATCCTGCCTGTGCTGAAATGCAGATTCTTTTACTTGTTGCTTTACCGCTTTCATGTGTTCTTTCTTCTCTTCATATGGCAGTGCAGCATCTTCAGGAATAGGATTTTTTATACTATCGAAGTCTGTTGGCAATAACAAGTCATCTAATGACTCTGATAAGGAATTGGCATCAACTTCACTTATCGCAAGTATATCATTCAACTCATCAGGACTCAACCCGACTTCGGAATAGTCTATATCAGGCAAATAACTCGCGAGCAAATCTAAATCAGGCTTGGTGTTTCCTACTGCCATATAAGTAAGCTGTTCCTTTTCTTTTTTTTCGTCAAGGTTCACAACCTCCACTTTTACCTTATAGTCTGTATCAGAAGTACCATCGTATTTGTAATACATATCCATAGCCTTGATACGCCTGTGCCCATCTATTAGGTTTCCGCTTAATTCATTCCATACAATACCACCAAGAAAACCGACTTTTTGCAGGTTTTTCTTTTGCAGTCTAATACGTTCATCCGAATGCCTCTTAGGGTTTATCGGATTCAGATTTATCTGCGAACGTTTTATTATTCTTGTCTCACTTTGTTTCAGTTCCTTCATAATCATGCTCAAACAACAATCGTTCTACCATAGGGTATTCCTCTATAATCTTTTTCAAGTCTGCCGGGAAATTACTTCTGAGCCACAAAAGATAGTTCATATCGCTTATATTCGTTCCTGCCGACTGGCTGTTACCGTATTTCTCCGGCTTTATAAGACTTTTCTTTTCGATATAGTTCAGAATATCAACATTCTTGTAAGCTGATAGGGGATAACATTTCTTTTGCGCTTCATTGATAGCTTCATCTTTGTACGTCCTTAGCATCAACCGTCTGTTCATTGAGTCGGATTGTTTGAACCCGAAAAATGCCCAGTCTATATGATATTTTTCTCTGACTATCTCTGTAAGCTGCGCCATACTGTACTGCCTCTGCTTTTCGTTCTTTATACAACCCATGTAACCACTCTTACGATATGAATATACCGCAAAGTGAGGCACTTGTATGAACTTCACATTACCATATTTCTTGCAGGTGTAGTTGATGTATCTGTTAATATGCTGCAAGTCCTTGACTACATACATGTAAACACATACTATCTCTTTGAAATAGGGGTGCATAAGATCTAAAAGGGCTATACTGTCCTTACCCGATGCTGAGTGAAACAATATAACCCTATCTGTCAGCTCTGAGACTTGTTTAATTATGCTTATAGCCTTCTTCATGATTAAACAACTCTACCGCCAACTGCTCTGTTGATTCTCGCTCTCTGAGCAGCGTTTGTGCCCATTGATTGAAAACGTCCAGCTTCATAATCAGCTCTTGTTCGGTACGTTCTACCGTCTGAAGCTGTTGCATAAACTTCTGCCATAATCACTTTTTTTAAGTTACACAATCTTTTACCTATATGCAGACAAAGCCGCATAAAGCGGCTTGACCTTTTTTATTTCAATCCATCATGATTGATTATTTCACAAATATGCAAGTAGTAGAATAACGGCGTTTCTTCGGGTGGATTCTTCTTGAACTCTTCTAACTGCTCATCAAACTCATGAAAGCCAAATTCTTCTTGCATGAACTTTATACCTTCTTCAGTAACCTCGCCAATACCGATTTCATCTATCGCCACATCAAGAAACCACGGGGCACCTGTGCTATAAAAATGAATTGCTTCTATATCAGTACGCAGAATAGGCTGGCACTCATTTTCACGTCCTTCTTTTCTCAATCTCTCGTTTTCTTCAAGTTGCTTGAAATTTGTAAACATCTTTTCGTATTTAGAACTTAGCTTACGAGCTTCTATAACTTTCTTGCCATTGAGAATATCCAAAGCATTAGCCTTCGTCATTATCAGCGAGTAGGCTTCTACTTCTTGGCCATTATATTTGATTGTTTTCATTTGATTATTAATATTTTACTATTCAAAAATAGTATATACTTACCTCAAAACAGAATAAATTGCTAGTACATACGAAACAATATGCCAATTGTTTCATTTTATACACACGCCAACTTAATGACGTGTGTATGAACGGTTTTTAAGCTGCCGATTTACTGTTTACTAAATCAAGTATAAACTTTCTACCAAGTTGCGTCCAACACAAGTATTGCTTTGCAACCTGCATACCAGTGGTATCACTTGTATAGGTGTGTGTCCTGTACTTGTCATAACCTAATCCCCTGTACTTGGCATAAAGCATGTAAACCCCATTCTGGTTGTACAATACGCCTAAATCTTTTAATATCTTGTACAGCTTTTTGGCACTCATGCCAAGTTCGTTGGCTATGATATTTGTTGTTATCAATCCTTCGCTTTGAAGGACATTGTCGAAGTAGGCAGCTTTTGGCGCCATCAGTCTGTTCTGTTCTTCTACCAGATTCTTTTCGGTTTCAAGTACAGATATTCGTTCTTTCTGCCTTTCGATGGTTGAGTTTGCTAACAGGATGGCTTTTGCCATGATTTCTTCTGGCGTATCATCCGATTTTACTGCCATATAACCGCCTTTAGTTCGGATTTCTTTCAGTATGGCTTTTACGCCTTTCTTGAACTGTTTGGCTATTGGCTTGCGGCTTTGCATCAGGACTTCATATAAACCGCTCTCTGTCAGCATCCAGACTTGACGGTTCTGACCTGACCGGAATAATGTTCCGACCAGCCTTTCATCTTCGTCTACTGTATTTACGAGTTTATTAAGGCTGCTTACATCGTATTCAATCCACTCTGCTACATCTTTAGCAAGAAACAACGGATTCTCTGCATTGCCGTAAACGGTAAGTTCTTTACCTAATAAAGTTGTTCTCTGTAAAACCTGTATCTCATTCATATTTTTTGAATTTAAGTTACCAATCTGACTCTTTACACACTCTGTCAATTCTTTATTGTTTGCGAAATACATCAAAGCTATCCCGATTTCTAGATACTGGCCGAAATACATGATTTCTCTTAGTTTCAATCCGTTTTCGGCTGCATACGTTTTTATTTGCAACATGTTCTTTGATTTCCATTCGCTTATGCTTATCCCGACATCAGAATTAAGCCCCTTGCAAGAAATATATATCCTGCCATTGTAGGTACAATAAGAAATTTGCTTATCTTTGTACCGTATGAATTGGGATTCATTTATGGTTTCTTTGTTCATACGCTGTAAAACCTGAATTAAACATATCCTCATTGATGGCCGGTCAATTCATCAATGAGGATTTTATTTTGACCGTAGTAGCAAGCTGGGATTTGAACCCATGCACACCTGAATGTCTTGCCTTGACCTGTCACGCCTGACATATAAAAAGGCAAATCTTAAAAGAGGTCTAAAGTGGCAGTTTACCCCTTGAAAGAAATGCCTTGAATATCTTTGCAGCGCAACTGCCACGAAGCGCATTTCATTCTATGGCAAAATTACCAACCGCCAAATGTTTATCCTAAAAATTGCCGTAATCAGAACAAACATTTGGCTGATTGTTTCAAAATAATCGTGTGAGGGATTTACATTGCAGTTTTCATCATGTTTGGATTAAAGCCTTGCATAAGATTACCTTCGCAGTCAAAAAAGGTGTCTTCTCGTAGCAGACTACCAATAAGTTCATTTGCAAGCCTAAATATCGGGTAAACTTCATCATTAGAGTCTATCATGCCATCTTTACAACATTTCTTTTCACTCAGAGAACGCAACAGCCAAAGTGTTTTCATGTAATACTGGTATTTTTCGGGGTTGTTGAACATTCGTTTTAATAACATAATGTTTGATTCAGTTATTACTGTTTCTTGTTTGTTAGTAAATGTTATCTTGTGCAATTCAGGATTAAAGTCTATAATTCTCATAAGTCATATTCTTTTAAATGTTAATACTAAGCTATCTTTATAAGGTTGCATTTTTTGAAACAACGCCATTCTTCTTTTTCACAATCGAAATACACCTGGCAGTTATCTGCTGTTTTCTTTGTACCCTTTGTCTCTGGTATTCTGCCACTCATTAAAGTACCGAAAGCCTGACGCAGTGTGCCGTCTGTTTTCTTGAAATAGAACTCAACCACCTTCTTATGAAGCAATGCACGAAGTTTGATATTAGTCCAAGCGCATTTCAATGCTTCACTCATTGAATAACCGTTCTTGCGTACAAATGACCAAGCAAGGTTCATAATCTCTTTTAATAGGTTTCTCTTTTCTGTTGCCATAGTTCTTATATTTATTAGTTCTTTAAATGCTGTTTAAATTTTATGCTGCAAATATAATTGATATTTAAATTATAGAACAAGCTTTCATAGTTAATAAAATCTAAATATAAAATTGATATTTAAATTATTTGCTTATTATTTAAATAGTAGATATTTTTGTGCTATAAAACTAAATTTAAATGAGAATTAAAGAATTGTTGCGAGAAAAAGGAATTACCGCAAAAGAACTGGCTTCTAAAATCGGTATGACTGAAACTGGGTTAAGTATCGCTATGGGAGATAATGGAAACCCACCATTAAAGAGATTAGAACAGATTGCCACCGCTTTAGGTGTGCCAGTAACAGAACTCTTTGATAAACCCAAAGAGGGAGTTATACACTGTCCTCACTGCGGTAAGGAGATAAAATTGAATCCGAATGTTTAATTTTAAATTTAGAATTATGAGAAAAATACTATTTATTTTATTGCCCACGTTTTTACTTGTGGGCTGTAAATCTCGCGAAGAAAAGGTAGCAGAACTTATAAAACAAGAAATGTTCAAAACCCTTTATGATTTTGAGAGTTATGAACCTGTTGAAACTAAAATAGATAGTGCATTTACATCTATATATACAGATTCAGTAATCAAATCTTATGCTTATATAGCACGCTCATTTCTCGATGACGTACAAGAAGGACTTGATAAAGTAAAAGATGCGCAAAGAACAGCAGAAATATGGAGAGATAGCTATTCATCTTATGGGAGGGGCAAGTATGAAGAAGCATACAATGAAATGAGAGAACATTTAGATGAAGTTAAATCAAAAATGAGTATTGTAAATGGTTATACAGATTCAATAAGAAATGCTTCTGTTGGCTTTAAACCTGAATTTTGCGGATGGAGGGTTAAACATAGATTTAGATGTAAAACCAAAGGTGGTAATTTTGATTTAGGCGATTATATTTATATTGTTGATAAAAGAGTAACTAAAATTATATATAAAGAAGACCCTGATGATGAATATACTAAAAAAGTAAATGGGTTAATTGAAGAAGCTGTTAGTTCAAAAAATGAACAGGAAGAAACTGATAGTGTTAGTGGTGCAACATCAAATATTTAAACACGATTATTCCAGCCCCGTTCCTTATGGTTCGGGGCTTTATCCTCTAAGAATCAAAATAGAGAAAGGAAAATAACCATGACAACAAACGAAATAGACAAATTAAGCCTTGAAAAAGCCCATGCCTTATTTGAAACAGGTGATATAGATAAAATTGGAGTAGGAACGGTGAAAGGATTGTGCGAGATTCACCGCTACTTGTTCGATGGCTTGTATGACTTTGCCGGAAAGGTACGTACATTGAACATCGCCAAAGGAAACTTCCGTTTTGCCAACTGCTTGTATCTTGATGCAATTCTCCCGGTTATAGAGAAGATGCCGGAAACGACATTTGATGAAATCATTGCCAAATATGTGGAAATGAATATCGCCCATCCATTTATGGAAGGCAACGGGCGAGCCACCCGTATTTGGCTGGATATGATATTGAAAAAACGTCTGAAAAAAGTAATAGACTGGCGCAATGTGGATAAAAACCTGTATCTACAAGCTATGGAACGCAGCCCTATAAATGATTTGGAACTCCGGGTATTGTTGCAACAGGCATTAACAGACCAAGTAGATGACCGTGAAGTAATATTCAAGGGGATTACTCAATCTTACTATTATGAGGGATATGAAGCATAAAACTAAAGCCGGAAGCATAACGCTCCGGCTTTTCTACTTTTGTAATATTTTATCCAGCATTAGCAAAGACCTTTGGATAGTTCCTTTTCTGGTATTGAATTCTCAGATACCCAATAAGGCTTTCATAGTCGGTCAAGAAACCTTCATTGACCAAATCAGCAATCTTCTTTTCAAGCTGCCACAATTCACGTTGTTTTTGTTCCTCACCATGCTTATTACGTAGCATCTTTTCATGACTGTTGAAGATAACCCAGTTCAAGGCTTCACCGACCTTCTGCATGGCTTTAGGCATAAAGTCTTTGGGAACGATTTTCATGATGGCAGAAGAGAGTTCCCTATAAGCGTCCCCAGCATCATTCCGGTAACGAATCATTTGGTCAGAAACGAATTTGATTACATCATATTTGAATGACGCATTTAGCCACATAGCCAAATCAATGAACAATACAGGATGAACCCAGGTTCCACCGCATTTACCACGTGAACTTAAATAGGGAGAATTTTGCCCATTTAGATTTTCTTTTTCAACGATGGTAGCGATTAATTCCTTGGTTGATTCATTTTCAAAGTATTTCTTCAATTCTTTGTTTGAGGAGTTTCGTTCGTTCCATAACTTTACAAGCCTGGTAGCATTGAAATAGCCGTCAACGGTGCGTTGAATAACTTCTAAATTTCCCATTTGCCTTACCATTTCTTGATTTGTTTTCATGTCTCAGTGAATCTTAGATTAAAAAATTACCCCACCAAAGGCAAGCTCCTCACTTCTTACCGATGGCAGGGTTTATACTTTTCAGCCATGAGGATAGCTGTTATTATCTCTTTGAGACAAAGTTACCAACATGGTGATTTTTAGCCTAAGATTGCTTAAACCAAGAACAAACAATTGGTAAAATGTTTCATAAAAATACCCCGAGCCTTTCGGAACGGGGTTACTTGATTAGTCCTTTGATTTTCAGCCTTTCTAAAATCTGGTTGTAAAGGTACTCTATATCCTGCCGGAAATCCTTATACTGCTGGTAGATAAAGGAAACATCAGCGATATTGTTTGATATTACACACGGGGAAACATCCGGGAACACACCGGAAATCTCTGCCCGGATACCGTTCGGCAGCCGTCCGCCGGCAAGCACACTAGGGGCGAACAAGAACAACACGATAAAGAGGAACTTCTTTCGCTGGGTGACGCTATCTGGATTGGGAGGACAGGCCATTCCAGAGAGAATCTCCTTAAACCATTCATAAATCTCCGGGATGAGAGTAAAATCAGTCAGGATAGGGGAGGATAGTTCCTGCTCACGTTCCGATAATCTTGATTTTTGTTCACGTATTGATTTCAGCTCCACGATTGATGAAAATTCTTTTGTCATAGCACGATTTATTTAGTTGGAAATTCTTATATTTGCATCAAAATCGTGTGGGGGAGTTGGCTTCTAATCGTGTGGACTGGCTCCCTTTTTAATTTTATGCCAAGTGATATGCGTTCAGGATGGCGAAAGCGTAGATGATAACCGTAACCAGACTGTCCAGGAACACCGCCCATGCTCCCAGCTTTTGGATCTGGCTGAAGCTCATAATCAGGACAACAAGGAAACACACCCACTGGCTTGAAAACAATCCCATCCCCAGCAATAAAAGTCCGATGGTATCCATGAAGAATGCAACATGAAGCCACGGATGCGCCATCAGATACCATCTTTTTGATGCCTTATCCAGCTTCTGAAAGACTTTTACATGTCGGTATAAGGATTTACATCTGAACAGCTTTGCAAGCTCGTACAAGGCTTGTATGATGATTAAGGCGTAGAATACATGTTTCATGGTCAGTAGCTTTTATCTCCGTGCTTATACGGACGAAGTTCATTGTATTTCATTTTCTGCTTGATGTGCCAGAAGATGTCGATATTTCTGTCCCGGCAGAAAGCGAATATCTCATTCAGGAGGATAAATGGTTCATCCCTGTAGAAGTTGTCGGTGACATAGACACAGATTCTAAACATGGACTCCGTGAAGGTCATATCAGAGTAATCTTCCGTATCGCTTCCTTCGTAGTCGAGACTATCCAAATCATATCCTCTCAATCCGGCCAAATCCAACACACGGATACAAGCATCGGCAAGTTCATCCTCCACGCTGTCTTTGATTCCGTGTTTGAAAGCGTACATAAATTCCTCATCATCACGTTTCCTCTGTTTCATGTAATATTCAAAATTGACCCGATTGGCATGTTTCCCTTTCCGGTCAGCTTCCACAGCTTCCATTAATTCGGATATGACCAGGCAAAGGAAATGTTCGTTGCTGTATTCTTCTTCGTGCCATCCGTGCTTCACTGCGCACTGGTAGGCTTTATCTCTTAATTCGTTTAGGTTCATTTTGTTTCTTCTATATTATACTCCCAAAAACTAAGTTTTCCTTTCACATTCATAATCGGCTTATCAAACAGTACCGCATCTTTCAGCACCCAGTTCCAGCAGCCTTTCTCAGCCCAGACTGAAGGATGGTTCTGTACGCAGTCGGCTATAACCACGCTTCCGATGATGGCACCACGAGGTAACTTGTTGCAGTCTACACCTGCTAATTCTGAAGGATGAACTAGAATTTGTACTCTTTGCTCACTGTTCATTATCCAACCTACTCCCTTACTGTTACTTGCATGAATCAGCACTCTTTGGCCGATGTATTTCTGAGGACACTTCCAAGTCCGGTTCTCGATGTCTTTGATACCGTGAGCGATTAAGCTCGCCCACGGTTGTTTGATGGATATTGCTTTCATTGCTTCAATCCTCCAGTAAATCTAAGATACGACAAAAAGCACCTTCAAGAACAGATACCCTATCCTCCATATCATTTCTGTAATCTTCATATTCACCATCTTCATACAGTTTCTCACACCCTTCATGTTTTGATGTTGAATACTCCAATGATGTATGACATATATCTGCGACATCACCAAGAAATTCATTAACAGGCTTATCGCCCAACATGGTTTCAACAGTTGTTTCAATTTTCACTTTTACTTGTTTCATAGCTTCTCCTTTCTGTTACAGCTTTTTATTCTGTGAATACCTACACATCTACCGGGCTTCATACCCTTCCGGTGGTATAGCGCATAGGTACAATAAAATTCCTTAAATCCTTTCAGTTCTTTTACATAGAACCACTTACAACCGTGACATTCAAATGGTTTCATGATTTATCCTCCATTAACTCCGGGTTATCGTGAATGTTTCCTCTAACTTGGCAAACTACATTTTTTAGTGGAATATATCCACACCCTTTTACTTCAATAATAAACCGTCCTTTGTTATATACTACTTCATATATTTGTCCATTAATTAAGACAAAATCTCCTTCGTAAATTTCATTACCGTTCTTGTCACGCAATCCGGTAAACTGGCCGATGGTTTCTTCCTCCACAGACAAATCTTTGACTACATAGGCACTGTTATCAGTATTAAATGACAGAACATTATCAAAAATAACTTTGTCTGTATAGACATAATCAAGAATACTGAATTTACATTCACCTAAATAACCATAAAGCCATTTTCTGGTCTTTTTTGATTTTCCTCTGAATTTTATTTCTCTAACCATAATCAGTCCTCCGTATTAGGTATTAAATCTTTCATATATACCCAAGTCATTACCGTATTCCATACGTATACTCCGTAGTAGCATAAATCATATTCACCATATATAGTGTTAACTAAAAGAAGCTTTCCTGGAACAGGCTTTTCTGTAGAATTATGCCAAACGGTATTTATTCTCCACTTAGCACCTTCCATAAAATCTAGCATACATACTTGTTCGTTACCAGCTCTCCAAAGTGGACGACAAGCTTCTTTGACATATTCTTCTGCCGCCTTTTTAATGTCATCTTTTGTCATAATTTTTTAGTATAAATCCTTATAATCATTCATACTACCCCAATAACCATATATTTCTTCATCACTCTCACCATTAAGCCGAGCTCTTTCTATTTCTTTATTCATGCTATGTGAAAGACCAGTCAAATCTCCTGAAAGACTTTCGAATGACGAACATTCTTTCGTACTATTTCTACGTATTCTGTGTGTAATGTATTTTTCAATGGTGTTGAATATTGGATTATCCTTTTCAGACATTCTTAAAGATATATATCCATAATTGAATGTAAATGGAGTATTTAACTTTTCATATGACTCTCTGTCTTTTATATGCTTATACATCATTTCAACCGGAAAAGTCATTGGCAAGCGTTCCTTCTTAATCATTATGGCTATCGCGTCATATAAATCCTGTTCTTCATCTGTCAACTTAAACCATTCTATATTTTCAAAACACCACATAATATAACCTATATGGGTAAGTATGATATATTTTATATCTTCCCCTTTATATTTTCCACAAGTCATTTGTCTATCTTTTGTCATACGCTCAATATCTACTTAATAGTTCATAGAATTTTCGTTTCTTCTCAATGTATTTCAATCCGTTGCGTCTTAGTCCTCTCTTAGTCTTTGCTACTATCATGCAATCACTTCCAACTCCTATGTATATGCAATCTATGTGATGTGCATGATTTTGCTTCATTGCTGTTTTTATAGCTAAGTCACAATATCGGTAACTATCATTCTGTACACCTTCATAACCTTTGCTCATTATGAAGTGTCCGATTTCGTTTGCTTCTTCCTCTGAATAAGCAATGGTAAATATTTTCTTCATATACTTCTCCTTTCCACCTATCCCAGCAGCCACCACATGACTGCCAGGAACAGGTAATATAGTTTTGTTTTACTCATTTCCATTCATTTTCTTATCCATCCATTCAACAGCATCCTGTATGGATGAAACCTTCTTAAACTCACGTGTAACGCAGAACGTCATGTACTCACAGATAATTTCTCCCACATCATTAAAGTAAATGTTGTATGCTCCAGTGCTATTTGCTCCAGTACACGGTATCTCAAGTTCCAAAGCTTTCAATGCTTTTTCAGCATCACAAGTGAAGTAAGCATATATATCATGCGAAACCTCCTTGCATCCGGTTAATTTTACAATGTTTGCCATATCACTTTTTTGTTTTTAAATGTTTTCTGTATTTCACTGGTATAAATCGTTTGAGTTCCGGAAGCGAGGTAGAAACAATGTGCATCCATGCGTTCCACCTTTGTCCGTCATGGTCTCTGGATGGAATTGAACAATTCTGCCCTTGACAAGTTCCGCTTTTATTCTCAGCCTTGCATTTCACACAGCACCCTTCACATTCGGATGAAAGATGGCAAAGGATGCAAGCCTGTTCTTTACTAATTCCATAATCCAGATTTAAGGACAATTGAGTTTCTTTCATTGATTATTTCTCCTTCTTTCAACTAATAATTCCAACCGTTTCTCACACTCAGCACACTCGATTTTCTTGCGCTCAAACTTCTCCCGGAACTTAACAAGCTCCTCATCCGTGTTCTCATCAAAGAACATGTTGTTCTGACGGTTGTGCTCGATGTACTCATTCATCTTGCGTTCTGCTTTTGTTATCTGGGCTTTGGCCGAAATCAGCTTAGACAGGCAAGAACTCACTTCAAGCGACTCTCCTGAACGCTTGTCGTAGAAGTACAGGCTTGTAGATACAATCTGTTTGGGGTATTGGCACTGTAATTTCGCCATCCTCCATCTGATTACCCATTGGTACCGGAAATACATCTCACGGGGAAGATTGTAGTGATATAAGCTTACTTGTTTTTCTGCATATCCGTAGTAAATAGTTACTTCAACCCATTGCTCAATCTTCAGTTCCCTTTCAGCTTTGGCCAAATCCTTAGCCATCTGGAACCAGTCATCCATACTTTCCTGCTTTCCCATATCATTCAAATTTCAATTCAAGTTGTGAGTAAGGTTCTTTATACTCAGGATTTGAAAAAAGGAAAGCATTTCTAAGCGCCTCTGAGATTCTTTCACTCATGTCCTTAGAAACATTGTTCTTGTCAGCTTCTCTGTTAATCAGCAAGCATCTTTGAAGGCTACCATTTATCGGCTTCTCGTCGAGGAACAGGCTGTACTCAGTAAATATCCGGTTCTGACGTTTACCTTCCTTTTCTTCTTCATCAGTCTGGTACCGTTCAAATACGGTGTCTTGAAGTGTTCTTAGACACCTTTGTCCACGATCACTCCTGCATCCCAGCATTTCGTTTTCGAACATTACTGACAAAGCACGCTTCTTACGGACATTGCCTATTCTGGCCCATCCATAATAGACTTTTAGCTTTCCCATGACTTAAAATAGATTTTGTTGCACAATAATTCCTTCAGACGTTTTAATCTCTCCAAAACATTCTCTCCGAAACCTTTTCTCTTGTTCATCGAAATATTCCTTGTTTATTTCGGTACCATAGAAATCGAACCCCATCCGATAAGCTGCTATTCTGGAACTTCCACTTCCGAGGTGCGTGTCCAGTATTTTGTCACCTGTTTTAGCAAATTTTTCAAGAATCCATTGATAGAGTTTGATAGGTTTCTGGGTTGGATGGATTTTTGATTCTTTATTGTTTCCGCCTGTATTTGATAAATGAATGATAGATGCCGGACAATCAAAAGAAGTCCAAGCAAGCTCAAACTGGGAAAAATTCTTCCAAGGCTGCATTTTATCCCAGCACAATATCCCGCGTGTAGGTGGTAGAGGAAAATAGTTGCCTCCCCATATCACTTGATTATGGCTTACCCTGAACAGTTCCTCGAAATACTCTTTTGAGGGAGGATGATAATCCCAATCGCATTGCATTGTATTCAATGCTCGGTTCTTAAGTTTTCCGGCTCCTTGGTTAAAGCGTTTCTTTTTCAGTCTTTTAGCTATACTTTCACCATTGTATCCTACATGCCTACGGTTCATGTTGCTACCCATCGACATGTTCGGGGCATTTATTCCGTATGGAGGGTCGACCACTGCCAGCTCAAAGAACTTATCTGGTATGTTCCGCATGTATTCCATACAGTCCATGTTATGTACCTCACTAACCATTTTATGCAACTTTTCTTTTTCTTATAATCTCCTTACAGATAGCCTCACAAAGCACACGAGCCATGTTCACCTCCACGGCGTTGCCGATGAACTTCTTCTGGTCTGACTGGGGGCCAATCAGTACATAGTCTTCAGGAAATCCCATTATTTTCTTGAGTTCTGCTATCCGAAGCATACGCATTTTTATGTCAATGATGCCATACAAAGCCATAAACTCCTTTATCTTGATTGTCATCGGACTGTCCACGGGTGTGACCTGTATACCGATACCTCCTTCAACTTCTACAAGATAAGGCGGCATTTTATCCATCCGTGCTATCAATGTGAAACAAGGGTTGTTCACAGAACCTCCGGCACTGGCAAACTGAGGATTCATAAGGTAATGCCATTTGCGGTTGGCTGTAATGGTCTGAGAAGGTTGCTCAATGCTGCTTCCAATATTCGAGAAAGCTGTATTCATTATCCACGGCTTGCAGCTTACCATATTGAACTTAGGCACCGTGGTTACTGTACCAACTGGTTGATTAATGGATGTCGGTTTCCCGGTACCATACTGGTTATCTATGAAAACAGAATTTACCAATGCCAACCTGTCTTTAGTCGTAACCGTAGGGGCTGGAAGCTCGACCGAATGGTTGTGACCGTTTCCGTAGTAGGCAGACACGAAAGCGTGGTGGTCTTTACAAGTGATAGTTCCGGAAGGTCCTTCCACAGATATGTTCTTGCTATCTGGATGGCCGCTGAATTGCTTGGAAAGAAAGTTTACCTTAGCTAAAGCCAACCGTCCTTGTGTTGCCACAACCGGGCATGGCTCGTCAACGCTTGGTGCCTGGTATTTCCCCGTCCGACTCATAGAGTTATACTTTA